GAGAAAGTATATCTTCTACATCCTTTTCAGTGCCATAAGGAATTATTTCATCTACATATCTTACTGCTTTAAGTTGCGTATATCTTTCAACAATAGTTTGTATAGGAGCATTTTTTTCTTTTCTATCAATGCTTGGATCGTATTGCAAACCTACTATTAAGTAGTCACACTGATCCTTTGCTTCACGCAGCATTTGTACATGACCGGCATGGAGTAAATCAAAAGTGCTAAAGGTAATACCAACTCTCATTTTGCAATTCCTCTTTCACGGAAGTTTTCTAATATTTCTTTAGTGTCACGCCAACTTTTTACCTGTTTAGCGACACCACCTGCTTCTTTTACAGCATATGCTAAACTAAAGTCGTTCCCGTCTGGATCCATTCTATCACCAAAGAAAAAGATTCTGTCTTCTTTTATATCGTCTAATACCTGGCGTTTATCTTTGCCTTTTGAAATAATATCAATACCAGTTTCTCCTCCAACTACAGCACTAACTTCGGGGAATGCTTTGTTTATTCTTTCTGCTATATGTATTCGCTCATCTGCTTCTATATCATAATAGAAATAATCTTTGCGTTGTATTTTGTCTGCGTTTCTTCCTACTATACTGAAATTAACCATACCTGGGCGTTCTTCGATATGTTTACCAGTTCTTGTTTTATATTCGCTTAATTCAAGTTCATTCTCAAGAAATTTGCGTAATTCTTTACTAATTTTCCAAGGATTTGTATAGACACTTTTTTGCTTTTGCCATATATCGTTACCATTACAATTATATATTTTATTCACACTCATACAAATTTCGGGACCAATCTGTTCTAAAGTCTTAGGGTTATCGCTGCCAGTTACTAAACTTACTGCATTATTTTGTGCAAAATAGAGAAACCATAAAGCAAATTGAGAATTAATTTTTTTTCTACTTGGTGTAAGAGTGCCGTCTACGTCAAACAAAAAATGATTCATTATTCATCTCCAAAATCAAAAAGACTATTGAAAGTATTGTGTTGTTTAGTATCTTCAAGATCATATTTCAACACGCCGATCAAATTATCAAGTTTGTTGTCAATAATAGTTGACTCCATTGCATCACTGTCAAACGGCAATTCTTTGAACCAATCAGGCAAACGTAGCTCGTCTGTAGGATATGCAACACTTGTGTAACCTAACGGATTCTGTTTTAGTTTGCAAACAATGACTTTCATACCATCAACAATCTCTTGCGAGTACTTGTCACCATTCATGCGTTTAAGTGTATTCCAGTTAATACTTGCTCGAACGTGTCCGGGCATGTTTGCTTTACCCTGTTTCTGTTCAAGACGTTGATAGTGTCCAATCTTGTTTGCACGTTTAGGCGAACCTTTCTCCCAACCTGGACGTTCTTTGAATTCACGTCTAAACTCTGTAATACGTTCAAGAATGTCTTTTTCGTCTTCGCCTTGCAGAACCATAAGTAGTATTTCACTTAAAAATTCCTGCATAAACACAGGAGTATCTGATCTACGCAAGTCTAAGCCCATTGCTTTTACTTTCCCAGGCTTGCCATCTGTGTCTGTTCTAAAGCCTTCAATATCATATACTAACGCCGCATAGCGTTTCTTTGTAATATACAGTCCACTTTCAGCAACAATTTCTCTACCTGCGGCAATAACTTCTGCACGACTCTTTGGACAGTGAAATGCTTTAGCCATAAACTTTTCAAATGTAGTATTTGCTTCTTCCGCAACCTGATCATACAGTGTAATAACATTGTCTTTTGACCAAGGTATTTGTCCTGCGTCAATTTGTTCTTTTAGCACAGGATATGCACTAAAATACACAGAGTCAGTATCCCCATAGATAACTGCTTTACCTACGTGATCATATTCACCTGTGATAACTTTGTTTACTTCAGCACTCATGTGTTTAACAATAGTTCTGCCACTGAGTGTAGTCGACTGTCCTATACGTTTGTCAAAAAATCTACACCCAGGATTAAGAATGGCACCATACAAACTATTCAAGTTAATCTTCTTAACCAACTGTCGCTTATCCCAGAATGCTACTTCAATGTCATTACCTGCTTCTTTGGCTTTTTTAAGTTGTGCTTGTAGTTCTTTACGTTCTGCATACCAGCGTTTAAGAATACCTGGAATAACACCTTCAAATTCATGTGTAAAAATTGTGCCATTGGAACTTAACATCCAAGGAGTATGGCTGTCAAAAATTAATTTGTAAATCTCTGCCGCACTCATTGTGTCTGATTTGCCGTTTTCCCAGTCAATGGTTAGTGCAACATCTTTTCTACAGGCCATAACTGCTTCATATTCTTCTGTACCAAAGCGTCCTTCCCAACTCCCTGCAAAAGATTTCTTTTTCAAGTTCATGTCTTCGTGTACACGAGCTTCTGTTATCTCTGGACGCAGTTGTCCTACAATAGTTTCTGGAGCCATATTTAAAGCACGAATAACACTTGGGTATAGACTATTCAAGTCCATTGAACCAATCCATTTGTGTACCCCTACTTTCGGAAATGCAACATACGCACCTGCGGCCGCTGTGTTTTCATCGTCACGTTTAGGACGATTAGGAACTTGTAGTCCTCTGTGATGTGCTTCGTTGATGATTGCTTGTTCTGTAACTGCAACAGCACCCATTGTGGTCTGTAGCAAAACAGTATTTGCGTGTGCAAGTTCGTTACTAAGATCAATAAATCTTAGTTTTTTGTCCAACTTGTCCAGTAGTGCAACGTCTTGTCTGTTGTACTCAATGAACGTTCTGAAGTCATTGTTATAAAGTTGATCGAGCGTACCTTCGTACACAGTTTTCTTTTCACCAACTTCCATTTCGCCAATGGCATCAAGTCTGTAAGTATGTCTTTCTTCATATGTGTATTTACGATATAATTCCAAACTGTCTAAATGCACTCTGCCTATTAGGTCATAGGTTTCAGCTTGTTTCCCGTACTTCTCATACTCACGTTTCTTAGGCAGTTGTTTCCATAAACAGAAACGTCTTGTGTCATCTTTGCTTAGTACACGACTCACACGATTTACTGTATACGGAATATCATAACCTTCTGAGTTCCAACCTGTTAAGATGTCACTGTCTTCAATTAGATCAAGGAATGCTTGAAGCATGTCGCCTTCATTGTCAAACAGGATAACATCTTGACCCCATTCTTTTACTTCTTCCTTTGCTTGCTCCATTGAGAGTGTTTTTGGAGGAAGTGCAAGTGTAATAAGTGCGTCCATCCATTGTAAATGCACAGTGATAGCAGTGATTGGCATGAATGGATCACTTGGATCAGCAAAGCCACGCTCTGGATCAAAGTCTGTCTCAATATCAAAAAATGCAACATTTAGTTTAGGTGCATCTTGATTCAAATAGTTTTCTGAAAGACATTGAAAGATAGGGTTAATATCACTTTCAAATAGTTTTTTGTTTTTGTTTATTGCTAATTCTTTGCGAAAGTCTTTAGTATGCTTGCAAACAACTCTTGTAAGAGGATCACCATAAACGCTTTTGTATTTGCCTCTTGGATCTTCATAATAGAATGTGTATTTTACGGGATATTCTGTGTAGTGTCTTTGACCATCTCGGCGTTCCACTACTCTGATAATATCAGAATCTCTGTCAAAGTATGCATCGACGTAACTCAATCATTTCTCCTTCGTTGCTTATGGCCAACTTAACCTTCTACATGCCCGACACTTGTCTTGGGCGTACTATTACTTATTACAGAACAAGTCCTGCAACATAAATTACGGTTAGTCCTGCATTTAGGACTACTAAACTTTTTTCTTTCCACAAAATGCCTATTAAAACCCATAAACTATTACTTGCAATAAATGCAAATATATACCAAGGGTAGATATTAAATGCGGCAAGCGTTGCTGCCACCAGCAAACATGCTGTACTAAACCATGCTAACGGTTGATAAGGTTTTACCACCATGATGCTGCAACTCCAAATCCAAATATGTTTACACAGGCAAAATAAAATGTTAGTAACATAACCCATGCCGCACCTCTACGATACGATGCATAACATTGGGTAACACTGCCTACAAAAAATCCTGGATACACAATTAACATATTAGGATTTTTTGCACTGATAGCAAGGGTCATGCTTGCACCAACAGTAAAAATAAAACTAACAAGCTCAAATGCAAATGCAGTTCTGTCACTGTGATAACTGTTTAGCCAAAAGTCTCGTATTTTTTGCAATTACTTGTCCTTACCAACTGTAACAACAAGTGTTTCCAAGTCGTCAAACTCTTCTGCAACTCTTGACCAATCACCTTTCTGTGCAATTTTGATTGCTTTATTAATCATAGCAGGTTTAATATCTAATTCTTCTGCTACTGCTTTTACAGTGTCTTTTAAACCAGCCTGTAGATCTTCAATTTCTTGTAATACTGTAACACCTTCATTAACAAGACGCTCCAGCTTGGCCTTTTCTTCAGGACCATACGTTCTATCACTCATGTGATTCTCCTTAATTTATGTATATTATATAGGATTATTTAGGCAAAGTCAACTGTTTTTTTCTTCGTCTTTGGTTTTATATTGCCATTCGTCTGTGTGTCCTACAGACCATTTGGGTTCAGTTTCAACAGCATAATTTTGGGTACACACTTTGAAATCTGGTGTTAGAAGCTTTTCTGGTGTTAAACTGCTGTCACGCCAAATCACTCTATTGTTTGGTTGTGCGGCAAATTGTCCATTATCAAGTCGTATTACATTGAATGATTTGTGTTCAGGATCATGCTCTGAAAAGTTTGTGTCGATATAGGAATGATCTCTGTGTGCATTATCTATGGTAAATTCGTATTCACCTGTGTGCATACGTCTATCTTTACCAAAAAATTCACATCTTGACAGCAAAGGTTTTTGCACTACTGTGATATCATAGTCAAAACAGTCCCATAACTGTAAAACATCCAAAGGCAGTAGTTCTCCGTGATCTGTTTTCCATACAAATGCACTTATAGGCAATTTGTCATATAATGCACCGTAGTCTGTTAGCAGTGTTTCAAAGTATAGAGCTTTGTATTGTGTTGATTTTACGCTAATCCAAATACCAGGAGTAAACTCGCCATGGCCTTTTTCAAGGTCATAAAGATATTCTTTTCTCACGTAAACTGAAATTGGAGGTAGGGGATGTACTAAAAATGCCATATCATCTGCGTTTATTAAGTTCTCTATACAGACGTTCTTTTATGGATTCTGTTTTTTTGTATTTGTCTTTGATACGGCCTAATTCTTCTTCACTTGCACCTTCGCGACCTGCTTGTGCAAGTTTTTCCATACCTTCCTTGCCGTATTTTTTTACACCGGTATA